AACCACTCGTTCTCGTAGACTTCCAAGAGAAGGTGTGTTTCTGAGAAATCTTTCTTTGAGATAAGCACCATCTGATGCGCTTCCTCCAACGATATTTCCGATTTTAGCGTCTCCAGCCCCGTAGAGGAAAGCATAGATGAAAGTCTTTGCCTGAGGTCTTGTTTCAAGTCCAGCAGCCAACTGATTTCTTGTGTGTATGTCGTCTTTGAGGAGGACATTAGTAAACTCCTTATCTTCCATGTAATGAGCAAGCATCCGTAGTTCAAGACCGCTTGCGTCTACTCCAACAACTTTGTAACCTTCCGGTGTAATCCAACAAGCTCTACACTCTTCACCGTAAGGCGAGTTAGTTGAGGGAACCTGTGCCATGTTAGGGCTTGAATGTGTCATGCGGCCTGTCACAGCACCGTTTGAATTGACGTACCCATGTACCCTACCATCGTCCTTAACAGCCTCTAACCAGCTTTGAACTTGAGCTATACGCTTCTGAACCATGATGTATTCAGCAATAAGCTTGGCTTCTTTAATACCTTCTACATTCTCTAGCGTAGATTCGTCTACAACAGGTTGACCGCTTTCCGTAAAAACTGTAGGTTCCCAACCAAAATGCTGTAGGTAGCGACCTATCTGTTTTCTCGAACCTAAGTTAAACGGAATATAATCAACCCTAGAAAACTCGCCAGCAACTTGAGTCCAAGATTCACCTAGAAACTTAAGCCCCACAGCAGAGAACGTCCCGTCTTTTTTAATCTTAGGAGTTACTGTCTTAATAAAAGTAGGTAAAGGTAAAAAAGTCTTTTGAACTTCTTCTTCAAGAGCGTATAACTTTTCTTTCAAAGCCGCCAGAAGCAATAACGCATGTCGTTCATCGAGCAACCAACCGTTTTTGACCTGTTTTTGTATGATACGTTGAACGTCATGTTCTAACTGTATAGCTTCTTCAGCAAACCCCGCCAACTCTGAGTCTAGCTGAAGTAAAACCCTCTGCGTAACCTGCACGTCTTGTTCACAATACTTAACCATTTCACAGGATAGTTGTGACCAATCTTCATGCTCTCCTTTTGGAAAACCTAACGTCTCTCCCCACTGTCTAAGAGAGTGTCCCTTATCTCTTGAAGGGTTTGCTAAACGGGACAGAACTAACGAATCATATAGCTCGTAGCCAGACCAATCCACGTTCCAAATTCTTTCCAGAACTGGATAATCAAAACCTATCCCGTTGTGTGCCACAATGGAGGTAGTGCCACAAGAGGTTAGTCCCTCCTTAAACTCCTGCTCGTTGTAGACTGTGCCAAAAAGGTTTGTAGAACAACACCATATTTTAGTAGCGTCCAGCCCATCCGTTTCAATATCAAGAATCAATGCTTTTTGAAGTAAGCTCATCCATTGGCCTCAAATCACTAATCGGTACTTGGTAACAGTCCGATTTTACCCGCCATCCATTAGAAGGGTCAACAGCCCCCTTCTCCATAAAGTTTGCTTTTTCAAAGTATTCATCTTTCGGTAAGAAACCTAAGAGCCAACCTACAGACATATCACCTTTGACTCGCGTAAAAACGTAAACATCGCATCTCTGTTTTGTATTCAACGAAGCTACGGAACATTCATAATCCAACTTTGGTTTATAGTTAGTTCGTTTCGTTTTCACATCTATAGCAAAACCGTTATTCAGTACAATATCATAGTCGTAAGTGTTTGACCAGCGAACTGTCTCTTCATTATCGAGCAGATATTTGTGGACTAAACCTTCTCCTATGAAACCGACTAGGTTCCCTTCACCTTTTGTAATAGAGTTTTTTAGTTCACCCATTTCAACTGATTTTTTGTGTGCGTGGGTTACTATATCTGTATCTACTTTAAGCGATACAAGCTGGTCTATGTCAGAAATCATTCGACGCCTCCTCAGGTTTTGTGGTTTCAAACATTCTTCCTGTCTCTCTGTCGTATCTTAAGTAACAAGCGGGACCAGTTAAGCCCGTATATCTGTTCTTTAAAACACGAATTGTAGTTGTATTCCTAACAATCTCACAATCGCTCTGCTGATCTCTCTCCATGCCGATAACTATATCCGACAGTTGAGCAATAGATTGAGAACCTCTCAAATCAGAAAGAGATATCTTTCCACCCTCTTCATGGGAAAGACCTCCGCTACGTTTTAAATGCGAGACAAGAAATAAACCGACGCCAAGCTCCTGAACCAAAGTCCTGAGTTTAGTCATAATAGCATCTATGTTTTTTCTTTCATCGCCGTTCTCTTGACTACTTACAACGATAGCTAAGTGATCAAGTATTATCCACTTACAATCTAAGGCTTTTGTCAGATAACGCACATGGGACATCAAGGTATCTTCCGCTGTCGAACCAAAGTGTTCCAGCAAGTAAAAACGGTCTGTCCCTAGAGTAGAATCCCAATATTCTTTAAAAGTTTCAGGATCAGCCTCTTCGTCTTCATGTAAAGGTTTATTAGCAGCCATAGACATAATACCTAGTGCTGTACGATCAATAGACTCTTCTAAAGCTATAACACCTATGTTGTCTTTAGTTGTATTAAATAGAAAGAACTCAAGCTCTCGAATAAGCTGGGACTTACCCATGCCGCTTCCAGAAGTGACTGTGACAAGCTCATAGGGTCTAATGCCCTTAACAAGATCATTCAAACCAGACCACGGGTACGGTATTGATTTAGCTTTTCTGGAATTTAAGATGCGTTCCCACGTATCGACACCAGCGATAATACCGTCAGGTCTATGTGTCTTAGCGTCCCACCAAGCCTGACTAAATTCTCTAATTCTATTAGCCATGAGCATTTCACTGGCGTCTTTAAGAGGAAGTTTAGCTATTTTAAGCTTGTTAGGGCTAAATAAGTCTTTAACAGCGTCTACAGCAATTTGACCCGCTTTGTCACTATCAAAGCACAGAACAATATTCTCGTAACCCTCAAGCCACTCTAACTGTTCCTTTATTTCTTTAGCAGCGGATTGCGCTCCACTACGCAGAGAAACTACGTCCCACTTTCTGTCGAACATTTCAGAAACGGAAAGACAGTCTACTTCGCCTTCCGTTATGGTTATGTACTTCCCGGTCCCTCTACACGTCTCTTGTCCAAATAGACCAAGTTTGTTTGTGTACGTACCGTTGATTGAAAACTGTTTATCTTCCACCCTACGAACTTTTGTGCAGACTATTTCGCCTGTCTCTGCGTCCGTAAAGGGATAATGATGTTTATCGATTACACCTTTTGAGTCGTACTCCACACGTACATTATACTTTTTACACGTTTGTTCAGATATACGCCTTTCAGGTATCGAAGCGATTACTCCTACCATTTCTGTTACCATAACCCGTTGTTGGGTTCCATTAGCCACTGAGGAAAAATCTGCGTCAGCAGGTTCAAAGTAGCCGCATTCAGGACTAAAGCAATAACCATGCCCGTCTGAATATCTAGCTAAATTGTTCCTGCTTCCGCAACTTGGGCACTCCTCGTGTCTAACAAAATTGCTTTCTGTGTTAGACAAGAGGCCCCCTTAAAAGGATAAGTCTGCTTCAGACATCTCCGCAACCTCTAACACCTTTACAGCGTTAAGGTATGTAGACACGCCATGTGTTGGGTGTGCTGGGCCGTATTGGTACTGTATGCGTACCTTACTACCTCTGGTCACAACGTCCTCAAAAGGCGTACCGTCGGGGTTTATTATGGGCACAGAATACTGTGTCTGGAATTTACGTTGGGGTGTACCCTCGTAATCCTTCATCTTAACACCGTTTTCCTCCAACTTTTTAGCATCTTCTGAAGAAAGCATAAGAGTTACAGTGTACTTCCCTGTAGATTTTCCGTCGTACACATCGTGTTGACGAAGGGATTCAAAGGCTACAGTACCTTCAGTTACGTGTTTTGCCAAAGCCATAAGCAAGCTCCATATTAGTAGTTGTCTTTTTCATCCGACATTTTTGATCGGATACCAGATATTATATCATAGGTTTCTTCAGATGAAACCCCTATTTCCTCCAGTAATTGTAGTGTATTAACGTCACTAATGTGACCCCCGTTCTGAACATAATTGTCTATCGACCATATAAAACAAGTCGTACACAGATCAGTATAATCGTTTGTGCTAGGGTCTTTTCTACGCAACTCAACGTCAGATAGCATAGTGTTACAACCTCTACAGCGACTCATCTATACTACATCATCGTATAGATCGTAAAAACGACGATTATACACACTTTCTAGGTCACATGGAACCATTTTCTTATACTTTTGTTTTAAAAAACTTAAAAGTATTTTCTGAGCGTCCACCATTCGTATACTAATAAGCTCATCTTGAGCTAATTCTTCTACCATGCTTTCTATGGTGGTTTCAGAAATACGCCCTTCAAGTGGGCTGGTTAAATCCATTTCTTCAGGAAACATAAATCTACTCCACTAAATTTTGGATTATTGTATCACAGCTTTCCGCTATTTGTCTAATCTCTTTTTGTGCGGATACATCTGTACGTACTTCAATAAAGTGCATCCAGCTTCGCAGTGTACCGTTCATATACACTTTCGAGAGTGTTAAACCTTCAGGCAGCAAAGATCGCGCCTGTTCTTTAGCAATACCTAAAGACAGTGCTTTGATGTATGTACCTAATGCTATATCTTTAACATGGCTCTGAGCAGCTACCCACTTTCTCTGTAGGTGCTCGTCGTCTGTCTCTATGCTGTTCC